TTTTTGATATTATTAACTAACCATCTATCAGCCTCACTATCAAATATCTTTGAATCTAATATATCAAATATTGATTGTAAAAATGTTTTTCTAAATAAAAGTGAAGTAATTATCTTTTTCTGAAATGATGTTCCGAACTTACTTAATGTATCTGTATTATCCACTATTTTGATCTTCCCCGTATAAATCCTTGCTTACTAATTTTATTTTTTTCTTTCTATATCGAGCTACTGCCTTCTTTCTAATCAAATCTCTATTACGTTTATAATATTCCATATTCCAACGTCGTTGAGCTTCAAGCTTTTCATCGTCAGTTTTATATATTCTTTTTCTACCCACAATAAACTTTTATTTTTTCATATATCCATCTAATCTTAAAAAATGTTGATTGAGCCAACTATCAATATTAGGTAAATTAGTAAATAATCGATCTTCCATAAATAATTTTTCAAAATTATACTTTTGTAATTGAGGTTTATTATTATCTAAATGATTTAATAACTTCACTTTTGTTGTTCCACTAATATCTACATCTTCAAGTTGCATTAATTTATGATTTCTATCAATCAATTCTGTATGTTCTGTTAACGTTGCTTTTAACTTATCTAAAGTATAATCTTCTGCCTCTATTAATTCAGGAAACTTCTTTATAATAGTTTTTAATCCAAATCTCGGTACACCAGGTACATTATCAGATTTATCTCCATCTAATATTTTATAATATATAAAGTTTTTAGGATGAATTTTATATTCCTCTACAATAGCATCTACATCATATAATTTTTTTCTAACTGGACTCCAAATTTTTATAGTATCTGAAACTAATTGTAAAAAATCTTTATCAGTTGACATTATTATAGATTTTTTAAATTTATTCATTACATAATATGCTATAACATCATCCGCCTCTATATTATCTACTGATACAACACTTATAGGTAACAACTCAAGATAATTTAATAACCGCTTTAATTGAGTTATCATATTTATTTTTTCATCATCAGAATCTAATCCTTCAGCTCTATTTACTCGTATAGTACCTCTTCTACGTTTTTTATATTCTGGATAAAATTTACGGCGGCGTGTAGATCCTCCCTTACCATCAAATACTATTACAACTCGCGTTGGTGCTAACATTCGAATTGCATAACCTATACTTCTTAAAAATCCAACAATTCCTCCGACGTGTATTCCATTTTCATTGGTGCTTGGAAATACACTAAAGACTCGGATAAATGTGTTTAATCCATCTATAAGAAGTACTTTATCATCTACATCACCGCCATAAATATCTACTTTTGATTTATCTTTAATCTGATTTAAAATTGATACATAATCATTAGAGTTCATCCATTCCATCCTCAGTCATTACAACATCATCAATCCCTAATTCATCCATATCATATTTTAAAATTAATTTTTCACATATCAATTCATATAAATGTTCTTTTAAACCATCAACATCAACAAGTAATTGCTTAAAATCTTTAGATTGAAATTTGTGTTCGTTTCCTAAATTATCAATAAGGTTATACCAAGCCCCAGCTTGCTTTACAAGTTTGTAATCTTTCATTACAGTTAACCAGCTACCTACATCATCAATTCCACTCTCAAAATAAAGTGGAAACTCCGCTTTTCTCAATGGAGGTCCCAATCTATTCTTTATAACCTGCGACAAAATAGTCATTCCAATAACATTCTTTTTAGCATCTTTTATTTGGCCTTTGTTCTTTAACCTAACTCTCGTAGATGCATGGAATGGTAATGCTTTTCCACCACTTGTTGTCCAAGGGTCACCAAACATAACACCCAATTTTTGTCTCAATTGGTTTGTAAACACAAGAGCTACTTTTTGTCTACCTATCATTTGAGTAATTTTTCTCATTGCTTTAGATATAATGATTGCTTTTGCCGTTGCCCAACCATCCTTATCAAAGTCTGCTTGCATTTCTACTTTCGTAGATGCGGCTGCTACTGAATCAACCAAGATAGTTACTAACCTATCTTTATCACTTTCACGAACTTTAGCTACTATATGTTCTATAGCCTCAAAAATATCTTCTACTGTTTCTAAATGTAAATACAACATACTGCTTACATCTACACCAATAACTTTTAAAAAGTCTTGACTAACTGATGTTTCAGTATCTATATAAACTGCTACACCACCCTTTTTCTGAGTTTCAGCTAAAATGTGTGCACCAATTAATGATTTTCCACTCGATTCCAATCCATTGATTTCTGTAATTCTACCTACAGCAATTCCACCATTAGGTTTATTTGATATTGCTAAATCTAATAATGTAGAACCTGTAGAAATAAATTCCTTTATATCTGTTGGTGTTCCTGTTCCACTATCTAAGAAATAAGCAACTTGATCGGTATCTTTAAATTGTTTGTTTAAATTTTCTGCTAATACAGCAGCAAGATCGTCTCTTGTACTCATATAAAACTCCTAAATTAAAATTGGGGGATGTTGCCACCCCCCGAATTTATGTTATTAACTATTAAATAAATCGTCAAATGCATCTGTTGCAGATAAAACAGTATTTGTACTAGTTTCAGCAACTGGTGCAGGAGCAGGCTTAGAAGTTTCTTTCGATTCTTCACCTGCATCTTCTGATTTTCCTGAAATCCAAGATTCAAGAACTGAAGTTAATTCTTCATACGATTGTTCTTTATAGATTTCATTCAAATTCTTCTGATTATTCAAAAGTTTTTCCATAAGATTTGCATCTTCTGTAATTGGAGTTTGGTTTGGTTTAACCCTAATATTTGTTTTAGGGAAAGCCGTGCCCAGTTCTTCAGCAGTTTTAAACTCGACTACAATATCACGACCATTCATAGCATCTGTAATATCAAAGTAATCAGGATCTGTATTAATAGAAAGTAGTTCTTGATAAACTGTCTTTCCAAATCCCCAGAACTTAACACCTTCAGATTCTTGACCACGAACTACAACTGGTGCAAAAGTTCTCATTTTTGCTTCCAATTTTTTACCAATTTGATAATCATCTCTACTACCACCTTCTTTGAGTTTTTGAGAAAACTCTTCGATTGGATCTGGACGACCGTTTGAAATTGGTGAAAGGTAATTCTTCGAGCCTATTTGATAATGAAAAAACAACTCAATAAATGGGTTGTCTTTATTATGCAAATACGGAACAATTCTAATTTGAGTCTGCCCAGCGGGTGGTTTCCATAGATTGCTTACACGAGTATTTGAGTCTTGAAGTTGCGATAACCTTGCTTTGATTGCATTAATATCCATTTTTTAATCTCCTATATTATGCTTTATTTTTTATTATTCAATTTGTAGTTATTTCATTATAACCTACAATAATATATATAAACTAATTCTTGAAAAGTGTATTTTTTTTATTTGGATAAAAACTTTTTATTCATTGTTTTAGCCACAGCCCCAACAGAAGTTACATCAATGAACTTAGCATCTTTTCCATACATTGCTTTAAATGCTTCTTTAGTAGTATCTCTTGTATAATCAGAATCTCCAATAAAATAACTAAGAACTTTAACACCCTTACCACGAATTTCTTTCATCATTTTTTTGGTATGTTTAATTGCTTGTTCATTATAATACCTAATTGTACCATTACTAAACATAGGCATTCCATCTGAAAAGTTTAAGAAGTAAGATTCTTTTTCATTAGAACCACTACTTATTTTATCCATAATAGCTTGATAACATAATCCTTCGGGTGTTGTTCCTGAAGTTCTCAAATATTTAAAATACTTTTTAATATGAGCTATTTTATTTTTTCTACTGTCATAAGCCATCAAAATAGCTGGCATTTCTTCACTTCTTCTACTTTGACGATTATAAGTAGTATATCTAACTGAAACTTCAACTGTCAAACCTTCAATCATTGAAGCTGCTTTACAAATAGCGACAGTAGCTTTAATAGTGTTAGTCCACTTATCTCCACTCATACTACCACTAGCATCAATTGAAATATGTAAGTGAGCGTCAGCGTAACTATCAATAAAGACAGAAGAGAAAACTCTTTCGTTTCCAAAACCTAACTCAGCAATCAATCTCTTATCAATTCTACCACTATCTTTACGAGTCCATTTGGTATCTCTACTCTCATTACGAACTTTAAGTTTCTTACCTAACATAGTTCCAAGTCTTAATCCTTCAGCAACCGTATTATCTGAATACTTCGCATGATATGAATAGTTAGTTAACACTTCACATAAATCATTTTCTAATAAACCATCAGTAATTCTATCAATAACAACACATTTAGTCATACCGTTATTATAAGAATCAGTTCTCCATTCATATTCACCAAGATTTTTAGCACCAACATCAGTTAATTTCATACCTGATTCTTCTACTGCACTTATTTCACTAGCATACTTTTTAGCTAACTTAGTTTTTTTAGTTTTACCATTTACAAAATCTTTCTGTTTATCAAATGCTCTTTCTAATTGTTTTTTCTGTGCTTCTGAAAGAACAATATCACTACCACTTGAATGCCCTCTTCCAACTTCACCACCTTCAACAGCCTTTTTTAATCCTTCAAACTCTTCATCAGAAAGTTCTTTTGATTCACTTTTACCACTACCACTACCTTCTTCTTTTTCTCCATCTTTACTTTCAGAAGCAGGTTTGCTGGAAACTTCTCCGAACTCATCAGTTTCTTCAACACCATCTTCTAAATTATCAAGAATAATGTGGTAGATACTAACTGCTATTTTAAAAGCAGATTTAGTATCTTTAATAGTTGATGGGTGATTTTCTACAAAAAGTAATTTATAAATCTTATCTAAATCAGTAACAGCGTTTAAATTTCTATTCTCATTAGTTAAATTAATTATTCTAAATATATATGAATTCCAATCATTGGAAGTATATTCATCAGATTTTAATGCTTTATCAATCACATTAGAATGGAAATATGATTTATACATTGAATGATAATACCCCTTATAACCAGGAGAGTTTTTAAAGATATGATAATCAATTCGTCTATCTTCTACATAATTAAGAAGCATTTTCAAATGACTAAGTACTGAAGTTTTATCATATCCTTTTTTCTCAGCTTTAAGAATTGTTTCATTATCAGTAACAAAACCACCAGTAAGATTTCTTAGAAATTCGAAATCTGAAAGAAGTATATGTGAACCTTCGTGAAGAGCCAAACCAACAGTACTATCAAAATTCTTTTCTTTTATATTAGAAGAAATAACAACTTTTTTACCATCAGTATAAGAATCTTCTCCACTTTTAAAAGTAACTCTAATATCATTTCTACCAGTAACAATATTAACAAAATTAGAAATAGAACGTCTATAAGATGCAAGTGCTATAGTATCTACTTTTGGTTTTTTTACTTCTTCTTCGCCCCAACTATCAAATATAGAAGTTCTCCTACCAAAATCATCCCCCATCCAAAAGGATGAATTAGAAGTTTTAGGTGAATTAGCACTATATTTTTCACGAAGTTTCATCGGATTAAAATGTTTTAAAACTGGCATCTTTTCTTTATTTTCCTCATTTATCATAGTTGATCTTACACACAAATAAGCTAAAAGTCAAGGTATTTTTTAAGTTTTTTGGGCAAGGGGGCTTAATAGTAATGCTCTGTTTCAGTCCTATTGACTCTACGGGGGATAACCGTATTGACACCATCTTCAGCCCCACCATTCCTTAATTAAATACCTAATTTCCATATAAGATCATACGCATAAAACCAGGTACAAGTCAAGGTTTATTTTATTTATTTT